ATATTGATCGGAGCCCCGTCGATCACGGAGAGCAAAGAGATCACGGAACCCCACACCCGCTTACGGGCTTCTCGCAAAGTTGTGGATGTCATTAGCACAAGAGTATCCCTCGGCGCAGCAAGCCAGCTAATGATCCCGTATCCGGCAAGGGTATGCGACTTACCGGATGAAGCCGCGCCCCCGATGGCGAGATACTTATTATTAATGCATTCGTGGATGATCTTATCCGCCCAAGGATGCCTCAAGAACATGTGCTCCGGTAGGTCGTCCTTGTTCCACAGTAGGTCCGCAACGCGCCAGAAGTAGAACTCACGGGCTTTGGGCGACGGGTGGTTGGCAAAACCCCACAGCAAAGCCGTAAGCGTGCTGGTGATTGGGATGAGGTAACCACCAACATCCATCTTTTTACTTACAGGATCAATCCTCGGCTCCAATACTGACGTAGTTACCTTATCTGGATTTTGTTTTTTAGCGCGGCCCATACGAGCGGAGACTACTAAATTAAAAAAGGTTTGACAAGTAATTGTTTTTTGGTTTATCTCGGTTCGCCATGCCGGATGCCGCAGCAAAACCAAAAGTAAAAGCCAACAAGAAGGCTAAGTCTAAAACTCAAAAACTACGGGAGGAAGCCACCGCTAAACGGCGCAGGGACGCTGAGATTAAACAACGCTGCTTTGATCTCTACGCGTCCGGTTGGAAACAAGTTCGCATCTCCGAAGAACTCGGAGTCGGTGTCCACTCCATTTGTCGTTGGTTGCGTGATGCAAATAAGACGGTAAAAGGTGGCGATATTACAGAGGAGACTGGACCAGCACCTGAACCGTTCCAGAAGAATCTGGAAGAGGTCGCCGCTACTATCGTCGAAGACTCAAGACTCTCCGCGCGCGACGAGGAGCAACAGGCCCTATTGGAAATAGCGGAGAATCAGGCAAGCCCTTCGGATAAGTATCAAGCCTACGTGGCTGCGTCCGCAATTAAAATGCTACGCGACAACATGATGAATGTCCGAGGTCCGAGGACTGTCCGCGAACTCTCTGAGCTTGACCAGCTAATCCGCCGCAATTTGGGTCTGAACCCAAAAGGAGGCAGCAGTTCCGGTGGTGGTCTAAGTATCGACATCTCGATACTCAACAACGCCAAAGCCGCGAACGGAGGATCGAGTGTCATTGTCGAAGCGGAGGAGGTCGAATGACTGACATACAAGTTATTATCGGAGTGGATAACGGCATAAGCGGTGGTTTGTGCGCCATCAGTAGCCACGACGGATTGTTCATCGAAGCAATCGCGATGCCCGTTAAGGACGTGAGCGGCAAGTCAGAAGTCTGCGTCAAGGGCGTTCTGTATTGGCTAGATCAGTTCTCGCCATTGAGTACTTCAGTTGCGATTGAAGAACCTCTCCGACACGCAAAGTCTTCACAGGCAATGAGATCCATGAGCATCTCGTTCGGCAAGATCATCGGTCTCTGCGAGACGATTGAGTATCCCACATACAGGATACAGGTTAAGGAGTGGCAGGATGTCGAGTTGGGCAAGCGGCTTGCAAAAGGACAGACCAAAGTAAAAGCCCTCGCCGTAGCCAACAACCTCTGGCCTGAGGAGGACTGGCTCGCCACAAGCCGAAGCCGGATTCCCCATGACGGAATGATTGACGCGGCCCTAATTGCCCACTACTATTTAAATCACAAGATATGAACAGGCATTACATCATCGACGCCCTCACCGCAATCCTTGAGGATATTTTACACTATCGTCTTGCATTCCCCTTCCGTGCGGAGTTCGAAGCTTTCTTTGAGCCGGAAGAATTTGAGATGTTTCAGGATATGGTGATGCAAGAGTTTGATCTTGAGGACATTACGATCCTTGAATCTGCCGAGACGTTCAACGAATTGATCGCCCTTCTGGAGGACGAATTATTTTTCTGAAAAAAAGATTGACGACCTGACGGGTTTCAGGTAGTTGGTTGTTCGTAACACGAAACCAACACACCATGTCATTCGGAACCGGAGCAGGAAAAGGAGATTTGCCACGCGCTGTAAAAGGCGAAGCATTTCGTGCAGCGTACGACTCGATCAAGAAGCCGGAACCGCTCGATGCGTTGCTGGCGAAGTTCGATGCAGCAGTCAACGAACGAGATTCTGCTCTCGTCGAATACCTCCACGCGCAGATTAAAGCCCATCCTTACTATCGCGGCAAGCCATGAAGACTACCCATCAATTAGCAAACGAACTGCTTGCGCTTCCTGACGTGCCACTTGAGGCACAAATTGGAAATGGCTTTAGCAATAATACCATAGTGGTCACTATCCCAAAACTCAATGTTGTTTTGGCAACCTTTCACTCCGATCTTGTGCGTAAAATGGATGGTCCTTACCCTATGCACAGTACTACAAACAGCGTTCGACTTGATCGAAGTCGCCCCGACCGATAAACGGGGAAACGTGGGTAAACAACCCCACACGCTGACCCCCTCACCAAATAAAATAAAATGACTGAATACGAAATAACTACATTGTCTCTGATTGTTAAGCCTAAAGGCGAACCAATCTTCAGCGAGCGAGCAACGTTCATCGAGATGGCGGATGAGGGGGCTGGTCCTTTTCTCACACTTCGCCAGATCAATGATGAGACTGAAAGAGGCGAGATAAAAATCGACTTAGAAGAATGGCCCACCATCCAAGAAGCCATTGGACTCATGCTCATTGAATGCTTTGACCAACAAAACACAACCAAATGAACGCTGTGATCTTCATACTAATTTGGGTCTTCGCTGCTTTAGTGGTTGCCGCGCTGTGGCACTCGATCATCACCAGAAACGACGACAACTATCCAAAACCATGAACTTTAAACCATTCCCAAAGATGGCTCGCCTTCGACGCGAGTGCCTCATCACCGAAAAGATCGACGGTACGAATGCCAGCATTTGCATTGGTGCTTATGACCCACTAGACCCATACTGTATTGGAATTCAGTACACGGAAAACGTCCCGTTGGGGATGTGGGTCGGATCACGCAATCGCTGGATCACCTTGGAGGACGACAACTTTGGTTTTGCTCGGTGGGCTTACGACCACACGGCAGAGCTATTTAATCTGGGCGAAGGACATCACTTTGGCGAGTGGTGGGGTTCAGGCATCCAAAGGAACTACGGCTTCAAGAACGGCGAGCGTTTCTTCTCGCTCTTCAACGCTGGCCGTTGGGTTGAACACGATAAGCCAACTTACGGCATCAAGAACCCCAACCCGAAAGCCCCGCCAAAGTTTACGGAACACGCACCTGCTTGCTGCAAAGTGGTTCCGGTACTTTACGAAGGTATCTTTGACACCGACTGCATAAAAATGGAGCTTGCTGCCTTGGAGCGATTTGGTAGCGTAGCCGCCAAAGGATTCATGAATCCTGAAGGAATCATCGTGTACCACAAAGCTGCTGGCGTTGGATTCAAGCTAACGCTCGACAACGACGACCAACCGAAAGGCCAAGCACGATGAACGAACAACAAGAATGCTGCGACACGCCAAGGGGCTTCGTCGGCGGAACGTGCGATTACTGCGAAGGAGTTGTGCAACCAGAAACTCCTGAGCCTGTATTAACGGGCGACCTGACCCGAGCCATCGGCAAGACCATCTCCCTCATCAAGGAGGGGGACAACAACGGCTACGCCGCCGTCTTCATTACTTTCACAGACGGGGATACCCTAACACTTGAAGGTGGCGGGTATGATGGATACGGAGACTACATTAGAGTTGCCTAACCCCGACGATTTTCCTATGAACACACAACACAACGACCCCAAAGGCGCAGCAGGCGCACTCAAAACACCACTCGGACTGATCCCTCCACACGCGATGGAACAGACTGCGTGGGCACACAAACTCGGCGCAGAAAAGTATGGTCCATTCAACTGGCGCGATACTGGAGTGTGCGCTTCAACCTACGTCAACGCAATTATGAGGCATCTGAACGCATGGCGCGATGGTGAGAACTTGGACCCTGAATCCGGTATCTCGCATCTGGCACACATCATTTGCAGTTGCAACATCCTGCTCGATGCGGACTACTGCGACACGTTGCAGGATGATCGTAACGTGTTGCCAAACGCCGACATTAAGTTTATGTCGGCGAACGGCGGCTCCCCATACAAACCGGAAGCTGAGCTAGATGATCTCGTCAACGACGTTTTAGAAAAGTTCTACGCAGACAACAATGGTTACGTTGGGTTGGATGAAGACGCAACCATCGAAGAGGGCGACGAGTATTTTGACACCTATGAAGGCGAATGGGTTAAGTCGGGGTACGTCGGAATGCCTATTACTATCTCTAGCTTATTGTACAGGCGACCAATCGGCAAAGAAGACGATTCGGAGTGCGAATGTGGTCGATACAAAATCAATCA